AAATTTACCTGTTACTATTAGGTTGTCTCCATAGTTTCCATGTGTCTGTTTGAGGATATTTCGTTCTATGAGGTAGTCCATTTCTTGTTTTGAAATTGGTTGCAAATTTATTTATTGATTCTCCTTTGGAGTTTTATTTTAATTTTGTATAGGTAATAGAGGCATGACCGACCACATACCCCTGAAAGTGTTGATATTATTATATTTTACCTATATACCATAAACAAGGAATTAGTTATTTCTGAAACCCTTGATATTAAAGGGTTTCAGAGCTTTTTCTATTTAAATTTGCCATTTTGCCGTAATTTTTACATATGTAATCATACAAATACATAAATTCTAAATGCATTTTATGAATGTTTTGAATTTCGACTTTTTTATATTGTTTATATTTTTTGCTTCTTAGTTTAAATGCATTGTTTAAATCGTCAAATTTTATATTTAAATGTATACTTGCATTTTTTATAGAACTAAAGGACTCATTAGTGGTTAAACATCTAACAGGAATATTTTTACTTCTTTTATTATTTGGATTATAGTATTGGAATTCCATATATGTATCTAATTCTTTGTTATATACCATTTTTTTTCTAAAACTTTTACCCTTACATTGTCTAGCAATAGTTTGTCTTGGTATTTTATATTTTTCTTCTACATCAACTAATGATAAAAATATTTCACAAGTAGTTTTACAAAAAATTGGATTCCCTTGCCTTATTAATATTTCTGCCTTATTTTTTCCTACTATCTTACCAATATTATCTCCACCTGTTTTTATATTATAACCATAATCAGGATTATTTGATTTATACTCGTTTATATACTGCTTCTCTTTTATATTTAACTCTTCTTTAGAATATCCACAATCAAATTCTTTCTCTATTATAAAATTTTCAATACCATATTTATTAAAAGCTCTTTTTAAATGTTTATTGTGTATATTTTTTTCAACATTACCATGATATCTTGAATCAAATCCACCTTTTTTTGTTGTTTGTCCAATATAACATTTATTATTTATTTCATTTGTTATCTTATATATAACTCCATATTTTTCTATCATTTTATTTCCTTTCTTTTAATTTTTTGATAATTGTTGCCAAAAATATTATAATCACTTACTTCTTTAATTTTTATTAATAATTCATCATTATTTTTATTATTACTCTTAAAACAGTTTAAAAATTCTACTCTTTTAGACATAAAAAATAAGTTTAAAGATAGCATTGAATATTTACTATATAAATTATTTTCTTCGCTAAATAGTAATTTTAAATATCCTAAAATAGTGGCATTGCTTATAATCATTTTTTTTAATTTATCTATAGCATCTTTTTTTGCCTTTTTTTCAACGGTTTTTTTTGCCTTTTCATTTAGAGTACATGTTTTAAGTTTTAATCCATTAATTCTTTTTCCACAATTTGAAATTATCTCATAAATGTTCTCGAATTGTCTGCTCCTACATACTCCATCAACGTATCTTGAATTATTAACTAACAAATCACTAAAATTTTTATTTTTATCTCCACCTAGTCTCTTTCCACCTTCAAAAACTAATATATCTTGTAATATATCTAATGGAGTAATAAATTTTTCAAATACTCTATATTCATTAAAATCTGAAATCATTCTAAAAAAGTTGGGAACAACCATTTTTTTAACCATTTGCCCAAATCTATCTTTTTCTTCAACATATCTTATGTAACTTATCTGCCTTATTTTATTCAATTCTTTACTCATGCTAATATTGTCAAAAACTTTTTTGCTTTTATCTATCTCAATTTGACTCATACTTGATAATCTACTACTAGCTTGATACAATTCGTCTATGATTTCTTTTAGCTCTCCTTTTGAAATAGCATCATTTAAATAAGAATTATCTATTTGACTTAGATTAACTATTTTTCCTATATAGTTTTCACTCAATATTACATCTAATTTTTGCAACTCAACCATATTGTATTTTCTAGGTTTCGAACTACCTTTAATCCTATTAATTGGTGTTGGGAAATTCTCTTCACAATATTTGGCTTTATTTGCTAATATATTTGTCGGAATTAGTAAAATTGTGTCACTATCGGTGTCACACCCTTGAAGTCTGTCTGGAGCATCATTATCAAAAAAGTTAATAGCACATATATTATCTGTAAAATTAAACCACTCATCATACTCTTTATGGTATTTATTTGTTGTGAACATTACATTACCTGCATTGATATGGGGGTTCCTAGACGCACAAAACTCTTGTTTATCATTATAATACTTGCAATAAATTTCTCTTCCTTGCATGATTGATTGATTATTATACTTACCAACAGTTGCTAATAGCATTTCATATGGGTTAGAAATTAGTGTAACATATTTAGTATCTTTTAATCTAATTTTTCCTTCTCTTAGATGTTTGATATAATTAGCAATTAAGTCGCTTTTCATCTTTTTAAACTTTGATGTATATTGAATATCAGAATTAACTAGTAATAAGGCATTCATTAAATCTATATTCTCATATGAACTGATATTTTCATCTTCTAATGCCTTTTCAAATTTTATACTAATATCTGCATCTGAACAAAGATAATTTCTAAATACAGCATCATCATTCTTTAGAAGCATTACATATTCTCTCTCTAATTTGGTTATTTCCATTAAATCAGCATAAGTTAAATTTGGAATGCTGTTTAATAATTGATATGTAGTCCTGTTATAATTACCATAATTACCTTCTTTATCATATTTAACTACTCCAAATATATTATCAATATTATTCTTCCAATGTTCATAGCATCCTTTTTTACTACCTTCACCAATCTTATAGGCAAATTTTAAGAATTTTAGTGAATTTGGAGTAGTGACCAACTTAATTTTATTTGCATCATATGTATTTCCAAACATATCGGTCAAAGTTTCAATATTGTTTTCTTTAAACCACTTCTGAAGTTTAGTATTAAATGCACAGCATTTAAACATATCACTTCTTAAAAGCATAAATCCCTTATCTGACTTTTCGTATTCTTCAAATACAGATTCATCTAATAACCCCTGACCATCAGATAAACAGTTTTTTAATTTAAGTAGTTCATTTTTAGTAGTTATCTCTTTATTTTTTTCTCTAGTTACACTGGCTAAACTTTCAAATTCTATCCCACATATATCATCAATCAATAATATTTCAGTCTTTGGATCTAATTTAATAGTCGATTCTAAACCAGAAGAGATTAATGATTCATACGCAAGGAGAGATGTAAAATCAAGCTCCTCATTTTCTTCGAATTTTAATCCAAGCCTACTCCTGTTTATTAATTTTTCTTTCATATTCTCTTGAATAAACAACGCATAACCATTTTTTGCTTTTCCGGCACCCCTTTTATAAAAGATATAATGTTTATTATCCATAGTAAAGCCATTTTTATATAAATATTTTCTTATTTTCTTTCTGTGAGCAATTATAATACGTTTGCCTTTTTGAATGTTTCCATCTTTATCTTCCCATTCTTTTTCAGCGTCCCAAATAGAATAATTCAAATCAAATGTTACATTAATTATTTTTCTTGTGTATTGCTTATTATTAACAATATAGAATATTTCATCATCTGGAAACATTGCGTCCATTCTAATTGATTCTAGACTATAGGGCATTGTGGCAGAAAATAGTTTTGCTAAATCTCTGTTTTTATATGTTAATTTTTTGTCTTCTTGTATATCTTTGTATATGTAACAAGCTTCAAGGTTCATTATGTATGTATTTTCTTTTTTCAATTATACAATTCCTCCAATTTTATTTTTTACTTTCAAATTTATCAATATAGGGATAGACACAATACAAAAAACAAAATATCTATCCCTACAAACATACTCAATAGCATTTTACTTAATCTCAATCACATCATCATTCAAAGTATTCATAATATAAAATGGCCTCTTAACTCCTACAGCGTGTTTTTCCGCTGACTCCAAACCTTCAATGATCCTTGTTACAACGTCCTTATCACAATTCACAGATAAAACAGCAGTAGCATGATCACCACCTGAACCACTTGCAACATATCCGTCATAAGGTTCTAAAACACTTCCATCTTCTTGAATCATATACAATTGATTTTTGTATGCGAATATTACATTACCACAAAGATAAGTACGTCCATTTGTAACTGTAACACAATTATATTGTTTTGAAAGATTCATAATCTTAGGAGATACATACTTAACCATATGCTCAAAATCTACTTCATTCTTTAACTCTTTTATTTCTTCTATTAAATTTTCTTCAACAGACAAAAAATTTTGAAGTTTATAATCACCAGAAATTGCTATTAATATATTTTTGTTATCCTTTGCTTTGAATACTTTTTTATTTTTATATAATGCTTGATTCCATGAACTAGAACCCAATGAATCAGCTCCTATATAAACACAATCATTAACTTTATCAAAAACTCCAATTATACAAGTCATTAATTTAATCTCCTTTTATTCTAATATATGAACCTTAATAATCTATCTCCCTACACTTAACCGCATCAATCCTATATACAATCGAGCACTCTTCACATATGTATCGATCTCTTTCATCAACTAAAATGTCTTCTATATGTATAAATTCTTCTCCACAATAGAAACAGGATTCATTTATATATTCATTATTATTATATTCCACCTTACTATGACGCTTTTGATTCATTGTGACTGTCCTCCGTAGCTAACGAATTCGTATAATCTTCTAGGATAATTTTTACCTCTTTGCCAACTAATAAATCTAATTTTAACTCCAATGCTAAGTTACCCACATGATAACCCTCTATACCAAATATATCCTTTTTAATATGTAGTTTAGCAAATCCATTGAATGTATCATTATTTTCACAAACTAAACCATGAACTCTAATTAACTTATCAATTGTATTTTTAGAATTATAAATTGTGTCTAAGATTTTTGTAATATTTTTTGAGTTATTGTTTTTATCTATAATTAAGTAATTCATTTTATTTCCAGAGTCATCTAATTGGATTACTCCGTCAAATAAAATTGTTGTATATTTATTATAATTGATATTTTTATTTTGATTCATTTTGGATACCTCTTTCTTTATTTTTAAATTATTATTTTATTATACAAATAGCAGGAGTCATATGCTTGATTTCTTAATTTTATACCAATTATTCCCATAACCCTGTAATCCGCTTATACCAATGGTTTCAGGACTTTTACTAAAAACTACAAATTCATTTAAATCAAATAAATTAACCTAGAATCAATTAGAATTTTTTATTAGAAGAATCTTACCATCTAAGAAATTGTACCTCTTAAAAGTAGTTTAAAATGATTAAAATAACTATTTTTATTTTACTCTTATATGGAATTTATTTAGTATTTTTGGATTGTTTATTTTGTTTTGCATTTAATTTTTCCTCTTTTAATTTCTGTTTCTCTTCTCTGATTTTATTTTTTAATTGCTCGTTCTTTCCCTTTGTTAAGAAACCCATGACTTCATTTACTTTATGTATATCTATTTCCTTGAAGTGCCATATTTCCTCATTATCAGTTTCAATGAAAGGATTTATCTCAACACCTAATTCTTTAATTTTAGGAATGACTATGTTTGATGTTGATTTACCAGATGGGAGATACATAGCTAATATGTTTTCTGATAAATTTTCTGAGATAGGATAGGAATATCTATAAATTTGGCTGTGAGCTTTTGCACGAATATAATTATCATCTATATTTGATGAAGGAGAATTGTCTTGATTTAATTGTCTATAGATCATATATGTACCGATGTAATTGTAAATTTATTCTCACCTCTTTTCTTTATGAATTTTAGAATAGGGATAGGTACTTGGAGATGTGAAAAATTGTTATTATGTAAATGATGTCCCGTACCTATCCCTTACCTATGTGATAATTATAGCATATGTTAATATCTAATGTCAATTATTATTTTATATTTATCATGAAACATGCAAATCATGTCCATTAGTCTTATATCTGAGTAATATATACTTTTTAACCAAATCACTTAATTCAATTTCGCCACTACAACGAGTAATGGCAACATATAGAATACACATTTCCTCAAAAAGATTATTGTTTACTTTTTTATTAGTATCTTGTTCAATAAATTTATTCATATATTCTTTTTCAATATCAAAATGATCTTCACTTATATAAACTGGCATAGGATATGTCATTCCTTTGCACCGATGAACTGTGGAAAACAATATATCTGCAACCTCCTTTTTTGCAACAGAGTTATGTTTTATCCCATCAACAATATCAATAATCCTTGATCCATACTTTTTAACCATTTTAATCAGTGCCAACAATTCCAAGTCAACAGTTTTATCTGCATATTCTTCCATTTCATAATAATTATTAAATTTAGATAGAGTCTTGTTTTTAGTTGATTTCCCCATGCTAAAATAGTAACAATCAACTAGATTATTAAAATTATAAGATTGATAACCACCTTCAAAAAATAGTTTCTTATTTCTATTAAAACTTAATGCTTCAGCAACTTCGGAAAATATATAAGCATTTGTGCGACATAAACAAACATATGGTTTTGATTTATCAATTTTATCCACTATAATTTGTTTAGTATTGAATCCTTTCATCTGAATATTGTTATCAGATATATCACTAACAATTAAGTTTGCTATATGTGCAATATTTTGTGACACTCTAAATGAAGTTGTTAAGAAATATTCTTTAGCATTAAACATTGGCATAATATTAACCGCATTCCTCCACGAGTATAAGGATTGAAACGCATCCCCGACTACTACCACTCCTTTTACATTAGAATTAGTAATTATATCAAACATCATATTTGAACTATCCTGTGCTTCGTCTAAAAGGATAATATCATATTTATGACCTAAATCTTTCTTTTCTAGTTGAAAAAGTTTAAGATAAAAATCGTGAGTAATCTTTATTTTGCTTTTATAAGATTTCATTAAACTCCATAGTTTTTCTGAGAGAGATATTATTTGACCTCTCATATCATCATCTACATATAATTCTAAATCATTAAATGTCTCAACATCTGAAAGCATATATTGTTTTAACATTTCATTAATCTTGACTGCTAATTCCATATCATTGTTCCAATTAAGATTTAAATCCTTTATAATATCTACAACGCCATAATTGAATGTTAATTTGTCTCTATAGAATTTTCCAACATACCCAAAAGCTAGACCATGTAAAGTTTTTACATCGACATGCCTAAGTTTTCCGAATGACTTTTCAGCTTCATCTTTCATTGCCTTGTTATACACCAAATAAAGAATCTTGTTGAATGGACGTTCTTTAGCATAGTAATAAAGAGTAGAGGACTTTGCACTGCCAGCGAGGGCTGATATCTTGATTTTATCCTCTTTTGAATTTATAATATTTTCTTGTTCTTTTGTTAAATAATAACCCTCTTCAGACATATATGAAGACATTTCAATAGAAACATTATCAAACTGTTTATTATAGAATTCGTTTTGTAGTATGTCTATCTGATTTTCTTGAAAAGATTGAGGAGTATCTTTTACAATAAGTTTCATTTTTGCTTCACAATCAGACACATTTGAATCTGTATCTTTCTGGTGAGCATAGTATTGTTTTTGAGCACCAAATTTTCTTATTAATTCCTCATGACATATAGGGCATATGTATGTATCTGAACTTATTGATTCTATGATTGGTATAAGTTTGTTGTATTGATTTAAGGCTTTTTTCATTTATAAATTACTCCTTTTTATATTTATTTTATTATTAATAATGATTAAAAGATTAAAAATATTGTCCTAAATATATAAGTATGTAGCGTAGCGGAATGCTTATATATTTAGAGCGTTCCATCGCAATGGAACAAGACACCTCTCCGTCACCACAGTGACAATAATATATTTATTATATATTGCGATTTTAAAAAACGTGAAGTTTATATCCTCGATTATAATATAGTATATACGAAAAAGTAATGTTCACGTTTTTTATTTTATGTCAATTTGATTTTTCTTACTTTGCTTTTTATGCTTGGTGATGCTTTGTTTATCAATGAGTCAACAAGTTTATCATTCTCATCAATATATTTATCCTGTATTCTTCTTGCTGTATTTTCATTAATATGTTTGCCAAGATGATTCTCATTCTTTTTCTTTGCTCTATTTTGTTTCTTTTCCACATTAGTATGTAATCTTTTCATAATATCATTATTAAGTATTTGTAAATGCACTTCTTTTTCTTCTTTGCTAAGCTTTTCTAAAAGTCGGTTTCTTTGTTGTATAATATGATCCTCATTACATATTATTTTATACGAATTGTAATAGTAGGCTATATTAAGTTCATCAAGAATAATATTGTCAACCTTCTCTTTAAATTCACTCCACATGCCACTTCTAACTACTTCTTGTTTGCTTGTGTGCCCCATACTCTCCATAGTTTCTCTTTCTGTACGAAGTATAAATTTCTTTTCATCACGGGTTGCTTCTCTATGATTATATGTAATAGTATTGTTTAATTTGTATTCTATTATTCTTTCACCATATTCATCTTCAGAAGTATTTTTATTAATAATTAGTTCTTGGTCAGTTTCATTTATTCCTATTGGGATAAGATCACAAACAGTTAATTCACTTGACCATATTACTAATGCTTGACCTCTTAAATTATCTAATGCTTTTTCTAAATTACGTTTTAACATATCTCCAGTTGATAAATACCATTCTTCAACTGTTTGTTGTTGTATATTTGTATATTGACTAAGTTTAGGGATTCTTTCTTTACAGTAGGCAAAGTTATCATTTATCATAGCAAGAGAGAGTAATAATTTGTTTCTTGACAAAAATATGTTATTTTTGTCTTGTACTAGTAAGTCAAGAATTAATAACTCTATTGTTTTTATGTATTCAGCTTTATTGCCACCACCTCTGGTTTCTATTTTTTCTAAAGGCATTTGGTATATTTCAGTTATTGTATACCATGTTTTATCTTTTGTTATATTTAGAAAACGTTCTAATTCTTTTAATTGTGATTGTTTAGCTCTAGTATTATTCTTACATTCTATTGAAAGAATTTTAGTCAGCTCCTTGTATTTATATTTTTTGTTAAGTTCTATTTGTGATGTATTAATTTGTTCTATTATTATATTTCACTCCTTATGTATTTGTGATTTAAAATTATTTTATTGTAATTGATACTATGTTTATGGTGACATGTAAAATACCTCCTTAATAAAATTATAATTTGCCTAATATTAGTATACATCTTTTTGTAACTTATGTCAAGGAATATTTATAAATAATTATTTTATATTTGTTTGGATTTTGTTTAAATTTAATTTCTAAGAGTTTCTAATAGGAAAAATATTTTATCATGAATTTTTAGGTATCGTATGGATCATATGATTGATTCGAATGAATATGTAAAATATACCCCTTTATAAGAAGAGATTTTAATTTGAGATGGTGTGATATAGTGCAAAAGTGTTGTGTAGTAAGGGATTGAGAGGATTGGGTTATTTTATTTTAAGTGGGATTATATTTGATTTTGATAAGATTTATAATAGAATTTATTGGTTTTGATTTGATGTAAATTTTGATCGATAATGTAGTTATTTTTGATTTAATTTGATTGTTTTAATGTATTTTTATATGATTTTTAATGATTATAGATGTGATAAAAGCATTAGTAATAGTAGGTTTATTAGTATTTATGTTAGATTAGTTTTGTGAGCTATATTAGGATTTTATGATTATTTATTGGATTTTTGAAATAGAATTGTTGTGATTGGAATTTGTTGTAAGTATTGTGATGATTGAGTTTTTACGATGAAGTATCGAGTGGGAAAGAGAGTGATTTTTGATTGGAATTGGATAGGAATTATTAATTTAGAAAATAATTTTTAAAATAGTGTAAAATAGTATTGACAAAGTATATTTTCTGTGATTTATTATCGAAATCGAAAAATAAAATTACTGTCGAGGTTAATGTACTATGGGGCATACTGGTAAAAGATGGGAGTGTACTTATGTAATCCTACCGGCCCCTTACCGCATAACTAACACAATATCCTGCTGCTATAGTCCACGACACAAAGACACAAGCACAATAATAGCATGATACAGAGATAAGTTAAGACCACAACAAACGCTACAAACCGCATAGCACAAGGGATACAGGGTTTATTATAGAGTCTATAAAAATATGACACAATGGGAATGAGTAAGATTATTGAATTGAATAGGGTTATATTAATACTCGAAATGTATTTGAGTGTCTTAGAAGGGAAATATGGGCTTGTGATTATAATTGAGTGAATTGGTTGAAGTTGATCCAGTTTATCGTGACGTATAATATCGTTATGAATTAGATATATTATAGATAGATGTTGTCAACAAATCGAAGTCTATAACATGCAGTAAGCTTGTGAAGACTTAACAGGTTACACTTGTAACCTGTAATACTAATATTACTATATTATTATATTACTATATTATAAAACTATCATATACTACCATCGCACCAATTCACTAACATTACAATTCATTACACTAACACTCTAAAACACTCTAAAAATGAATCCTA